CCAGAGATCATACTGGCCCCACCGGCCCTTATAGGCGGCACCATGCTCGATGCGGGCGCCCGGATCGATGTTGTTCCCGGACTCACCCAGCTTCGGATAGTAGATCGCGCCCTTCACGCCGGTGGCGTTCAAGAACTTCAGCCATGAGGTCGTCGTGAAGACGATGTCCGTGGCCTTGGCGCCGGACTGTTTCATGATCTGGTGCTGCCACTGCTCGATATCAGCGGTCGGCACCGGATCGCTACCATCCGCCAGGAAGTTGGCAGACACACCCCACTGATTGTTGCCGGTCAGCACGACGGTCAACGCCGCATTACGGCCGAAATCGACGACGACGGTGGGAAAGCCGTCGCCGGCGATGGTGACCGTGCCCGTCATCAGAGCGCTGGCCGCCATCCATTCCATGCGGCGGGTCAGCATGTCGATCTGATCGGTCATCTCGAACTCGAGATTGGCCATCTCGCGCTCGGCCCCGGTCATGTCTCCGCCGATACGCTCGCCGATCATGCGGCGAACGGGCTTGCGCAGGTCGGGCGCGCGCTTGTCCTTAATATACGCGGGCTTGAAGGTGTTGGTCTGGATGCGGCGCTGTTCGACCAGCTTGCCCTCGACCAGCGGCGAGACGAACGGCGACATGCGGCGCTTGCCGACGTCGACGTCGATCGACACGAACTCGGAATCCGAGGTGACGATGTTGGGGAAAAAGCGGTCCAGAAGCCAGGACTGCGAGCGCTTCAGGTTGGGGACAACCTGAATGAGCGTGTTGGTGTCGTAGATCAGGTTGCCTTGACCGGCCATGTGAAGTCTCCAGGGCTAAATGAAAAACCCCGCCGAAGCGGGGTCTCAAGGATTGCGAGAGAGTGGGATGCGTTAGCTGGGATCGACCGCCGAGACGCCGCCGGGCACGCCCTTCAGGAAAATCCCGAGGACGCGCAGGGCGGCTGCGGTATTGGCCGGCGTCAGACCCTCGCCGAAGGTCATCGCCGTCTGGTTGAACTCGCCGGTGAGATACAGCGGGCCGTTGACCGCGCCCGCCGTCGGATCGGCATAATCGGCGAGGATTGCGACGGGGTTCTGACTTCCGTCCGTGGCCGCCGCATTGGCGAGGACGTAATTGCCGGAGCCAGCAGCCGCGACCAGCAGGAACGTATCGCCGGCAGCGCACGGCGTGCCGCCGGCGGTGATGGTGAAGTTGATCTGCGGATCGGTGAACGCCGTGCCGAAGGTCGCGACGCCCAGCTCGACGCCGTTCGGATCATAGACCTGGGCCGTCGTGGCCGTGAGGCAGACGGCGCTATAGACGCCCGGCTTGAACTTGGGACCGACCGACATCGAGCCGACGGTCGCGTTGCCGGTGTTGTTCGTGCCGCCGGAGAGGGTCGCGCCCGACAGGGTGAAGGCGCCGGTGTCCGAGGTCGCCAGCGTGTAGGCATTGCCGGCGGTGCCCGCCACGACCGAGGTGGCTGTGATCGTCGCGCCGGTGCCGGAATAGGTCATCTTCGAGATATTGACGTCGCTCGAGCTGTTGAGGAACGCCAGCAGGTTGATGGCCGTCGCCGCCGCGGTGGCGCCGATCAGCACTTGGTTGCCTGTCGGGTTCGCGGCAACAAAGGTGATGACCGTGCCCTGGATCGTCAGCGTATCGCCGGCCGCCGGGACGGCCGCGACCAGGATCGTGCCGGAGGCTTCCGTCTTGCCGGCCGACGCCGACAGCGATCCGGTGGAAATCTGACCCAACAGCGACCCGCGCTGGAGAACTGTGGAGCCGCCGATCGTGCCGTTGCCGGTCACGATCTTGAGGTTTCCCGCGATCAGCTGATCGGGAATATAGGCTTCCGCATTGATGCTTGGCTGTTGCGGATTGTCGCCGATGTTGGTGACCGAAAGCATGGTGGATGCTCCTTATCTGTGAGGAAGGTTGCGGCCAGGGACGCCGAGCGGCGTCCCTGGCCTTGTGGCTCAGACTTCGCCGCGGCGCTTCTTGCCGGCGAGGACGATCTGCTCGGCCATGGTCGGGCCTTTGCCACCATCGCCACCGCCGTTGCCGCCGGGGTTGGGGGTGCGGACGCGCTCCATGCGATCCGCCAAGCGGCCGCGACCGCCGGTGGCGTTATGCTCCGGCGTGGTCTTCAGCAGGTTGACGATCTGCTTGGCGGTGAGATCGGTGGTGGCAAGGAAGGTGCAGGCGGTTGCTACGCGGCCTCCGCCGGCCGACGGATGCTGCATGACGCTCGTCCAGCGGGCGCGCTCGGCCTTGCGGCCTTTTTCCTCGGCTTCCTCGTTGCCGTCGTCATCGCCATCAGCGTCTTCGTCGTCGGCGTCGGGCTTCTCGGCTTTTTTGGCCTTCTTGCCCTTTTTGCCCTTCTTGGGCTCGACCTCGTCGTCATCCTCATCGGTATCGACGTCATCGCCTTCCATGCTTTCGTCGTCGCCGTCATCTTGGGCGCCCTCGTCCGGGCAATCCTTTTCCATGCGCTTGGCGTAGTCCTCGTCGGACTCGCCCTTCAGCCGGGCCTTCTTGCCCTTTTCGTCCTTGTCGTCCTCGGTGGTTTCCGCGGCGGCGCCGCGGCCGAACAGGTGCGCGAACGAAGCCGCGCTGCTCATCAAAGTGCGTTTTGCCATGGGATAACTCCGTTTCTGGCTATGGTTTGAGCGTGGAAAGCAGCTCTCGGAATGCGGCGTCCGGCGGCATCACTGCGTCGGCCAGACCCTGTGTGACGCCCAGCGCGCCCATGTATGTTGCCGCCTGGGTGTCACGGACCTTGGAAGCGGCGATCTTACGGTTGCGGGCGACCGTCTCGACGAACATCTCGCCCATCAGATCGATGTCGGCCATGAAGGCGGCGAGCGCTTCGCTCGACAGCGGTATCTCCGGATGGCCATCAGCCTTTCGAGCGCCATAGGCCATGATCGTGACCTTCAGCCCCGCCTTGGCCAGCGCTTCCGACCAATCGACGTGCATGCCGATGATGCCGATCGAGCCGGTACCACCGGTGCGCGGGACCGTGATCTTGTCGGCGGCCGATGCGATGGCATATGCGGCGCTATAAGCGCACTCGGTCAGGATCGCGTGGACCGGCTTCTCACCACGGGCGTTGTAGATTTCGTCAACCAGGTCGAAGCAGCCATGGACCTCGCCGCCCGGGCTGTTGATGTCCAGCACGATCGCCTTGATCGCGGGATCGGTCACCGCATCGAGGAAGTTCTGCCGAATCCCGTTGTAGCCGGTCATGCCCGAATAGGGGCGCAGCGATCGCTGCTTCTGCACCAGCGTCCCGTAGACCTGGATGACGGCGACGCCGGCGACTTCATCATAGCCGCGGTCCCGGTCCGACGCAGACGCCCAGTTCGGACCGTCCTCGTCGTCGTCGAAGAACGCACCGACATCGAGCGCGACCGCCTCGCCATTCGGACGGAAGAGGTGGGCGACGCCGAGACGATCGGCCAGGGCGGCGATGACGACCTCCGCCTTCGCCTGGTGGATCGCGAGCGGCGTGTTGAACAGCTGCTGGGCCAGATGGGGCAGATTGCTCATACGACCTCCGGCTTCTTGCTGACTTCGGTCGCGTTCTGCCGCATCGGCGCGTTCGGCGGATTCATGCCGGCCCAGGTCGGCACCGGAATGCCAAGGTCATTGAACAGCTCGATCTCGCGTTTCCGCTGGAACAGGACTTCTTCGTAATCGAGCCCCTGCTCGGCGCATTCCGCCTGCAAGGTCGAGAGGCCAGCGTCCATGCCGAGGACGGCGCCCTGCTTCTCCGCCACCGGATCGACCCAGCCACGGCCAGGGCCCATCCATTCCGCTCGCGAGTAGGCGGTGCGGCATTCGATATATTCCGGCGCACCGGCGGGCAGCGGCAGGTCGTCGACCTCCATGCTCTCTTCAACGAAGCAGTCCGCGATCGGCTGGCCGAAGCCGCTGCCGAAGTTCGTTCGACGAACACTCATGGTCTTCCAGGCCTCGAGCAGGGCGGCTCGGGCTGAGCTGTAATTCGTGTCTGACCAATCCTGGCTGGCCTGCTGCGCCGAGATGCCGACGGCGGACGCCGCATTGCGCAACACCGCCTTTTCGAAGGTGGCGAAGTTGACGTTCGGCCGCTTAGCGTCGACCATCCCGATCTTCTCGCCGGGAAACAGCTTCGTTATCTGCGCCCCGCCGACCGCGATCTTGCGTCCCTCATGGAAGTCCGCGCGCATCTCTTGGTAAGCGCCCAGGTTTTCAGCCTCGCCGAGCGCTTCCTCTACGAGCGACTGATCGAATGGGCTTTCGACATAGGCGCTGAACACGGCATTGAGCAGCGCCGAATCCAGCTCGGCGCCATCGTACTGGGCCAGCATCTTCAGGCGTTGCAGAACGGGCGTCAGCACACCCGCGCCGCCGCGATGCTCGCCGGCACGGTTATGCTCGAAATCATGGATGACGATCGGCCGGCCCCACGCCGTCTCGCGCTCGATCCGGTCCCAGTTGACCGATTTAGCGGCGCTGAACCAATCGCCCTGATGCGCGCGGCGGATGTGGTACGCGATCGCGCAGTCCCATTCGTCGACCTCGACGCCGCCGCGCATCGTCATCTGATCGAAGCG